TTCGGTTCAGAGAAAGGATAAGATGCCTGATACATTTATCAAGAGTCTTTCTTTGAATTTGTGGAACCACGAGACGCTTAAATCTTTTAGCAAGTACGTCAATCAACTCACTAGCAACCTGTCTAAGGTTGGGGCGAGTTGTGAGGTAAGTGCCCCCCTCTTTGAGGAAGCGCTCATTAGCCTTGGCGTATAGATTCACAAAATTGTTCGTTCCTGTGCGATTATTATCGACTGAATCAATGATGTGGATCTGCTCTTTAGTAAGCTCGGCTAAACTAGGTGGTAGTTCGAATCCATACCTTCTATTGAAGAAAATCCTTGTTTCCTCAGTAGGGGAGTGAAATGTCTTATTGTGCAGTTCCCAGTCCTGCCATTCACGATTTACTGCCACTCCTTCAAGCGAACTTAAAAGTGGTACGTGGGCAAGATCCTCTGAAAAGATGGAACTTCTAACACAATAATCTTTCTTGAAACTATAGCCGATTTTAGACAAAAATCGTCCTAGTTTCGGTCCCGGCATGTATCCGTCCGTGGTTGGGAAGAAGATTTTTTGACAAAAATCTACTTTGGCAAGATCTTTCTCAAGATTGGCCTTAACCTCGAACCCCAATAACCTGCAGAAATCAGAATACTTCTTCACATCTATGGCCTTACGACAAATCATCAATAGATCATCCCCCAAAAGGAGATAAGCTAAATCCTTGCCAATAACCAATCCATATCTGTGACAAAATTTCCTGATCAACTGCATGTGTTGAATGGAGTTGCCTATACAAGTGTTAAGACAACCTGAGTTTTTTCCTCCAAGCCGTACTGCAGCTCCGCCACCTGCCATACCTCTAATAAATACCACTAGCTGATCTAAGTAGTATGGCCAGTACTTTCTCTTCTGGTTGGAATCCATTGATTTAAAATATTGGTCCCATTCCCACATTATATTTAAAACACTCTCAGATCTATCCATCTTTGAGAAGTCTGTAACAAAATAATATTCGGGGTTGATGGTCTTGTACCAATGATTAAACCAGGCGCCTACTTCCTCTCCTGATACCCCACTGCAGAGGAATTCAGGAGATCGAATTTTTGAGTAGTTTCTTTTAATGACGCGAGAATACGCCATATACCAGGCCCCAAAGTTTGCGATAGTTTCGTCACTAGAAGCTAACACAACTCGGGGAACTTTATAATCTTCCACAAGCAATTTATCTTTCTTTACAAACGCATAATGATACGGATCCCTAACTCCCTTGTCTAAAGCATTCCTCAACATAGCTTGTCTTGGGCCCGGGAAGCGTGATAGGTAGGTATCTGTACTTATGTAGTCTTCACTAGACATATTGACAGCGAAGTCCGTCCCATTAAATACTTTCAAAACAGAAGCTACATCGTAATCCAACGGACTACAATGAGCAGCTAAAGCATAGTATAGATTTTCTACACTAGTATCATAAGACACAGGTGTATCAAACCCATAGTTTTGAAACGCGTATAAATAGGACTCCTTCTTGTAGTTCCAGTCAATATAACCAGCTCCATCTAAAGTTCGGAAGTACTTATGCTCGTGGTCGATTTGAAGGTTGGTGATCCGGGCTTTTAAAAATTTTCCCCCGCCTCGGGCTCACCTGCGCCTTCTTGTTCACTGATTTCTGAGGAGGTTCGGAACCATTGTTGGAGCTTGGACACCAAGCCAGCTCCAGCAAGGTACAATGCATCCTTACCTTTATCAGCGTACGAGATAGCGGTTGATAAAAAATTCTTTATCTCCTCGCCACCCCCAAATGGGATCTCCACTGTTACTTTTCGTTCTAATATCTCTTTCCAAGAACGTTTTAGTGTTAGTACTAGATCGCCAAATGTAGCACATTTAAGGCTAGACAACTTTGATTTTTTCACGGAGACGTTCGTTGTCACGTCTCCGGAGGTCTCCCTCGGCTTAGTAAACTGTATTAGGTTGTCGATCATACAACATACATCTTGCTCAGACATGGGCAAAACAGAGTCTGATAGCTTAAATTCCAGCAACTCATTGTACTTACTAAACCTCTCATTATACACTACACTAGCAAGCATACCACTTTCACTCTTTTTATTCAATACAATTTTTGTTAACAAATTTAAATCTTTTAAGCACAAATTGAATCCGAGATCGGCAGCATACTTTCTCGCATAGTATTTTATCGAGGTCAGTATTCCAGGAGTTACCTTCACATAAGCCATCTTCACGCACAACATGTCAACCAATTGGTCCGGAACATAATATTCCTCATTGTTTGTGAAATAGACCCTATTTTGACCAGGAAAGTCAAGATATGTAAGATCACCTAATACACCTTCATAAGTAACGTCTCTTTCTTTAATGTCCGTTGAATATGAGACAGAATAAACTGTCCAATTCTGTGTTTTGTAGACAGGACTAAAGAAATGCCCGTTTCCTTTTCTATCCTTGACCACACGTGATATTGCCTCTACAGTAGGCAACTTTGTGCGAGAACCTGTCAAGTTAGAAATCCTAATTACGCTTGTGAAGGTTTTCTGATACTTGTATAAAACATTATCAACGTAATTAGGCACAATCAAGTGCTTATTCAATCCACGACACAAGTTCAAGATGGCTTTCACCGACCTTGTCTTGTATAATTGCACTAGATTCAGACACTCATACTTATTCATACAATTATTGTAGTCAGTGTCTTCAAGAGATGTGAGGATCACTCCTCGACACCCCTCAGCGATTGGGACGTAGTATCCTTGGTCAGCAAGCTTTGATACCATAGTCTCCAACCACCCTTTTTTCAAAGGGGTAACCGGTTGCCCGGATTGGCTTGGTTTTGCCAATAATTTTTTGCCTTTCTTTACCTCATTAGCGAGAGGGTTGACATATTTTTGTTTTCCTGCGTCAGGTGCAGGAGGACCCGAATTGGTGTTTCGTTTTTTGTTGCCCGCTTGAAAGAGTTTAACATAATTATTCTGAACAAGCTTTGCCAGCATTCCAATAGACATGTCTCCACTCAATATTGACAATCTCATATGTAATGTTAGATTGTTAAAGACTGTGGCAGACAACATCCCCTGGGTCACGATGGTAGTGAGGTTGTTCAACTTCTTATCAAGGAAGTCCTTTAAATTACCGATTAAAGGACCATCCACCTTCACGTACTCTTTTTTGCGGTCAGTAGTAGGATTGGTCTTATGAGAACCTTTCTTTTCTTGTCCCGGATCAGTACGCTTAGTGTGAGTTTGATGACTGGTTTTCTTTCCAGCTGGTTTATTTTGGGGTTTACCGTGTTTTTCACGTCCAACTCCCCTTTGAAAATTTTTTGAATTCCGTTGTCTTCGGGTTAAGGCGGAATAACCAATCCCCTACGTTTTGCTACCCACACCCGTGGGATGCTCAACCGCAACTCCTTGTGTGAAGATGACCCAGGATGGGCGGTTCACGCAGAGGGAGTTGTTCCTGTTGTTTCTAACCAGGAATACCGTTAGCCCATTTGTAACCATTGGTTGGCGTGTGATTTCTTTGAATCCACAAAGTCAGGAATTGTGCACTATTTTTGCTACCAATCCGCGTTGTATCGACTAAGCCTAATACAACGTTGAGGAAATGGAATCCAAACATAGTACACCCGCGTCCAACTGTGGTTGGACTTATCCTTGGGACGTGGTTTTTTGATTACGAGTTCTTTTCACCGAGGTTGTGATCACCCTAAGGGTCGCCTCACCGTGCTTGCGGCAGCTATTCAAAACTCACAATTGCTAGATGATGTATGGACTCGGAACACTTTGACATTGGGTCGTCCAGGTTGGACGCCTGCCTACCACTAAAGGTAAGTGTATCGGAGTCGTAATCAGAGGCACCATAGGCATAAAACCTGAAAGGTGCACCCACCGTGGTATCCGTACCACTAACTCGCGACGGAGGGGGCGTTAATCCCTAACGGATTGTCACATCCGCGCTGCCGTGCTTTGGGGACTTACAATTCCCCACCGCAAACCTCAGTATAGTTCCCTATCCCGATTTGGTCCTTACCCTTATACCTCAACATGCCGATTGGTACACAGCCAACCCTCGATGTTCACGAACTCCATACTCTATCGTTTGTCCAGGCCCGTAAAGCCGATCCATGCAGAAAGTCAGGGGTATACCCCGACAAAACCTTGATATATCCCGCACACACAGTGATTTCTAAGGCCCCACAAGCGAGCTTTGGCGCCTATCCAACTTAAAGTTGGCTTATATGTATGTGTTGTCAATAAAGGCTAGTCCATAGCGTAACTTGTCCCATGATTAGTATCCGCTGTTTTCTTTCAGTACTTAAGACGAACCGTAAGATTTCCATATGTATAGTGCACTACTAGACATATGTAATTTCCCGGGGCGCGTTTGGTGCGCCAACTGTTTGAGATTTGCCACCCATCAAAGCGGGGTATTGATCTCACATGTTGGTCTCAATCTGACACTCCTAAGTAGGAGAAAGAAAACGTCACTTCAACGTTCTAACTAACCAGATCCCGCAAGCGGGCAGCGGTGGTACCCGGTACTCCAGGTTCACGTAACACTTAAATGGGTTGGTATCTAACGCTCTAACACCCTCATAGTAAAAGGGATACCCAAAAACGAATTCCTAATAACTGGTACTCCAGCCCTATGGTTGCAGGTCCATGCTTCCCCGATTTCCCAAACTTATCTCAAGTATGCCTACCATCGCTGTGTCAAATACTACACACAGAAACTCAGCCTCAATAAGTTCGGTCAGCGACAACACTCGTTCCACTCGCCATAAGGTTATGCGATCATTATTAGACATGATTCTCATGTTACGTGGTATACGATCGTACCACGTGTTAGTAGGGATCAAGCTGACTATGAATGTTGCTACATGTTATTAACCAAGGTCAAGAACACAACCGCATAGAGCTCAATGAACACCTCCGAAAGCAATCAGAAATGCAAGGGAGTCCCCAAAAAGTTATACTTTCCATACCCCCATATGCGATGGAGTCAATGCCCCAAAGCCTTTGTACCCCAAACGCCCGTAAAGAAATCGTGTTCCCTATACAACTTCCCGCACCAGATCATCAAACTACTCTTTTTGTATACCCGCATCTATGTGGTAATGATCTAACTTGGTAATTGTGCCCGGAACACAACAGAACGTGTGTTGTACGCGGTGCTGATACGTCAGCTCGTGCCTCCACAGTAACCTACGTGTCCCTGCTTCATTGACTCCCATCCAGCATTATAGAACGGTTCACTCGCACACGCCTGAAAGTGTGTGAGGTCCGAACGCCTGCTTGATGAGACGGATAGTTTAACCTGAGTGCATGTTGCCATGCAGTCCCACTACCTAAGGCCTAATCTTCTAGTTCGG